CACACATGATTTCCAATCAGTTTAGCCGATTCTTGTGCGTCAGTAGACAGTATGCTACATACCGCCATTAAGCCATTTCTTAAGTATCGCTTTTTGCTGTGCGGTGCAAATTTTTGAAACTTTGGTAGAAAATATGGTAGAAAATCAAGCCTCATTAATTAGCTTTCGAATGGCTTCCGACCGGTTCAACCCTTGAGCCTCGGCATACAAAAATAAGGCCTCCCAGAATATACTGGAAGGCCTTTTGCTTATTTCTTACTCAATTCGGTAAGTCCGTCTTGAATCGTCTGTATGATATTGTCTATCGCAGAATTAATGACTCGCAGATAAATCCGATTACGAATCTTCACCCACACCGATTGAGTCGTTTCGATTTCTGCCTGCAACGGCGCTGTAATCGTCTTCAATTGTTCTGCAACGAGCGGCCGCAAATCATCGGCAGATAACGCCGCAAGCGTCGCCGTCGCTTGGTCTTTTGCCGCCTGTGCTGCTTCCTTGGCAAGAATGTTCAAGATTTGTTTTTTGTCCATAATTATCGCTCCTTATAATACATTATATATTCTGTAAATTCCCGTAAGCACGGTACCAATTGGCGTTTCCTCTTAACTGGTTACCGCCTGTACCGGGTTCTTCTCCGTTCCTCAGGACCCACAGGTCCCAACGTTCACACGTACTGTTCGGTCCGTAATCTTCATGTGTGTTCAAGCCGTCTTCATTATCGGCCGCTTCGGCGTGTGTCATGACCCGATTTAAATCGATAGTCAAATCAAGTGCATCGGCAAGTACGCAGATAACTTGTGACACTGCATTAATTTGTGCTTCTGTCGGCGGATACGGTCCTAAGTTATCGGGACCCGTTGCGTCGTAAGCACAACAAAGTGTAATAGCTATGCTACCTGTATTACGCCGATACGTTGCCGATTTGACCTCAGCTAAATCATTCGTTGATACAAATACCCTGCCGTCACCTGTGATATTTACGTGATACTCGTCGAACGTCTGATTATAACGAGCTGCCGTCCAATGAATATACAGCTTAACATCACGATCAAGACTTCTCGCTCCATTCCACAGGTCCCAATATGCCGCCTTTGCTAAGGACTTCAGTTCGTGTAGTGTAACTTCTCTCACTGTTCATCACTCCTTTCTGATTTATGTACAGCTGTCTTGGCACCGCCGATATAGCCCAGAAGGCCGCTAGCGATACTCATAGCCAACTCATTAAGACTAAATAAAATAGCCATCACAAGGGCTGCAACCAACCCCGTGATGACTACTAAGTCTGCCACATTTACCTTGTCGATATTCATAATTTCTTCTCTTTCTCGTGCATTTCGTTTCTTAAATCATTTACACGAGCTTCTAACACGTCAACACGTCCGACAAGCTGAAGATGCCGTTGTGCTTGTTGCATACGCTCCTGTCTTGATAACTTAATCTCTTCTTTCAGCTCTTTAAGCGTCTCGATAAGAGTGTCATACTTGTCAGAGAAGAATGTTCTGTCTTGAATCCGCTCAACATCAAGTTTCTGAAGGATCGGCAACAGAATTAACCGATAAGCAGCCGCACTTATAATGCTTATAATCGTAAGAGTCGTCAAAACGTCGGCGAGCTCAAAACTCCATGTCCACATCGGCAACCTCCTTTACAGTATGTCCTGCTTAGAATAGCTAACCCCTACGCCGTTATCCCACGTCGAGCCGTCACAGTCGATTTTCGCCCAACTGAACACGTCATCGGCGTACCCTTCTGCTCGGCCCTTTCGTCTGAATTCAAGGTTGAGTCTATCGGGCTGACTAGGCAACTGAATATGCCTGGGCATTTCTTTATCTCTCGGGAAATACACTTTTGTCGTTAACTTCGCAAGTAGCATCATGCCTGTAATTGTAATGTCATCGCCGCTCGAAAGTTCGTTAAGCTCAAGGCTGTCGAAGTGAAGCGAGTCAAGATTCGGATTGCTATATATCGTGTCGAACATGGCGTATGCCGGGAATTCAATAACAGCTTGGCCGTCTGCACGCTTATATATCTTCACGCCGTTCTCATTGAACAACTCTTCTTCGCTTCCCCCCGCCTGTACTGCCGGGATTGTAAGCGAAGCGGCTATGCCTTCGTTACTGTTCGGATACTCCATGGTGAGAATCTTTTCGTTGCCGTCGAACGGCTGCATGAGTGCAAAGTCGAGCCGTCCGCTGTCGGGTATCATCTGACGATTGCCGTTCGTGTCGACCACGTAAAAACCGGGCTGCCCATCCACATGTACAACCGTATCGCCGACTGCTACCGACGTACCGTCAACGAGCTTGAACTCGGCAAGATACGAGGTATAGCGACCGTCGGGAATGACTTCCCGTAACAACGCCCTGAGAACATCCTCGAGGCTATCGCTGTCGACCTTCATTGCTCTAGCCTTCATCATTTGATATACAGTCGGGAAGTTCATACTAACCGGCTCGGAGCTACTGCCGTTCTGTCCGTGAAGGCTCTCAAGCCATTCGTCAACCGTGCCGACAAAGCCCCGTTCGACCGCAACCTCGTAAGCACTCTTACCGTCTTTGCCGGGTAAGCCCGGGACTTGAACGGCAATGTTCAGCGGATTCGGTAACGTCAATTCTACTTTTTGTTTTTCTTCCATTTTTGTTTCCCCCTCTTCGGCGATGCGGATTAATGCATCGAAACATCTCTTATTATCGTCATTTTTCCCATGACGATTTTGTACGTCCATTCGGGCGTATAAATAAATACATCGTACTTTGCGTGCATGACTTTCGGATTCGACTGAAGGCTTACCGATGACGGGATCCGAACCTCGGCCGTATTCCCGTTCATTCGGCATTCGCCTTGCATAATTAGAACCCCGTTCATCGCTCGGACTTTCATTACAACACTGGCGGCTGAATAGTCGCCGTTCTCTGCCGGGATAACGTAATTCCTCGCCCAGTCCGACCCGATATGTAATTCGTCATCGAAATGTATCATCGCTATACCCTTTCGTATTTAATGCCGACAATGTCAACGATAGACGAGTTTTGGACGTTGATTGCAAACATTGTGTTGGTTGACGGAACCCCAGACGAACCCATGTCTGACGTTCGTACCTTTGAATTAATACGCCACAAACGATTATCTGCATCTATTAACACGACAGGACCGGGCGTATTCATTACATAATCCAGTGCATAAACCTTGTGTTCTACAATATATTTTTCGTGTCCTTCATCATACGAACCGATAACTAAAATAGTATCGAATGTTGTAAAATCTTCCGATAAGTAAATGTCACCACGATGGAAATCATAATTAACTGCATCACCGCTGTATGCCGTGATTCCCGTATTAGCGTTATTCACTGTACGCACGTCAACCCCATTATTAAGGCTTTTCATATGTTCCCAATCGATAATTGACTTTATAACTAACGGCATGTTGTGGCCGCCAACAATGTCAATAACATTTGATTTGAACGCCATAAAATCTGCCTTATCAGCCTTCTTGTCAAATTGCTTCTTGTGTGCGTCCGTGGCTTCGTCGTGCGTTTTTATTTCCTGCCGTACTTCGTCGGCTGATAATCCTTCGGTAACTGTGCCGTCGACGGTTACATTTTCGGCGTTGGAATACCCAAACGCCACTGTAAGCGTGTGACGTGTTTCGCCATTAGCCCCCATAACCGGTAATGTCGCCGGCGTGTCGTCTGTCATAGCTGAAAACAGTACCAACTGTGCATCGGCATTTCGTACATAAAAGCCAATTTCACGCAACGTAATCGCATCTTGAGTGCCTCGGTTCGATACTCTAAACCGTACCTTGCAATCGACTCCGTCTTGAATAACGCTGATAATATCGGCCTTTATCTTCTTATGGCCCAGGTCTGTTGCCTGTTCAATATCACTGACAGCCCCGTCGCCGAACCATATTTCCTCGATTTTCAGCTTCATTTTGTTGGCCAACAACTCGGCGTGAATTTTCTTTCCGGCATTGGTCAATTTAGCTTCGCTCCACATATTTTTCGCTCCTTCCTATCGCTTACACGGTTTCGAGTGCCAAGCGGCCGCCGTAATAAACCCGTTCCCGGATTTCGTTCATTCGGTTAATCGATATATCCTCGTTCACGCTTTCGGCCACAACCCGACCGCCGAAGTAAATTGTTTCCGTACTCGACTGTTCGCTTTGTGACTTCATGATTAAATTCTTCGGGATAATCGGCTCGGCCCAGTCGTATATTTCTTGTACTCGATTGACCACATTTTTTGACAACGTAAACCATATTTCATACTTATCGCCGTTAATTTCGGGTAATACATTACCTTTCCCGAAGGCCACATCGAGCAATTCCTGCAACTTACGGAGCGTATACGGTCTACTGCCTCCGAGTAACGTCATGATGCGGTCACGACGTACCTCGACCGTGTCATTGACTCCGGGTAGAACGTCGAAAATCGCTTCCCACTGCTCTAATCCGTACCCTGTTGCGGTGCTTATGTACTGGTTGATGAGAATATCGCACATCGCATCCCATAATGCCCGAAACTCGGGATTTTCGGCCTTCATAATCTCTTGAATGTCGAGGCTGTCACGGCTCACCGGCGTAAGGTATCGGGATATATCGATGTCTCTTTCCAGATTCACGCTATCCACCTGCCTTTTCGAGGGTAAGCGTTCCAAGCGTCGGCACTTCTTCAGCATCCATGCCCGTGTTCTCTTCAATGCCTCGAATCCTCACGGCCGTCACATCGACGACACCGGGGATGTTTAGCAAGGCCATCATGATATAAGCCGGCCGAATCGTAATACCCTCCGTGTCGGACTGCTTGCCCCAGCCCTTGCGTTCCTTCAAGAAGTATTCGTTTATAGCCTTCTCGGCCACGGGCTTTAAGTCTTCAAGGCTTACGCCCTTGTCCAAGATTACGGACGCTGTGACGGGTATAGGCGTCGCCTTTACCCCTTTCACCGTTACCGTATGGCCAATCGGTGCAAGTCCGTATCCCTTACCCTGCGGCGACGGATCTATTGTTTCTTGAATCTCTTTAATGAGTTCTTCGTCGGGGGCGTCGAATTCCGTATTGATAACCGTAAGCTTAACCGTACCGCCGCCGTTCCAACAGCGGAACACCTTCACGCCGCCCACGCCTGCAATAGCAAGAGTTTTCTCTTTATAATCGGCTCCGTTGCCGCCGTAAGCCTTAGACTTCAGGGCCTCGAAATACCGTTCTCGGAACGTTTCCGTGTCCTCTTCGTCTTCCCCCGGCGTGATAATCTTCGTAATTTTAGCCGACGTAAGGCCGTTAATCGGGATAATCGGTGTTATATCCCCGACTGTCGTATTTCCGCCTCGGCCAAGCTGTTCGCACCTCATCTTGTACGTATGGGCGATATCATCGATAACCTCCGTCACAATGAAGTTGTAATTGCCCGAATTAAACCGGGTATATAGCGGCACCGGAATATCGAATTGGCCAAGCACCTCGGCCGGTGTTGCGGCTTCAGGATAAATGTTAAACTCTGCCGCACGAAGGGTGAGAAACTCCCTATCGGCCGTTGTGGCAAACGTCTGCCGCAAAATAACCCGTGCCATAATATAGGCCTCAGCAAGTTCCAACGCGGCAGGTGCGGTAGCGTCATAAATAATTGACCCTTCCCTTTTATCGAGCGTCGATTTAATTTTGGACAGCATTCTTTTTTCAATTCTGTCAAACGTCATGTTTTCGTACACTACACGCTCACCCCCTTTACGATGTTCTCAAGCGTTCCGTATACGGTTTCCACATTAAACGAGGCGAATACGTCCCCGTCGTCATGACTAAACTCGAAATTCGTAACCGATAATATACGGTCGTCGGCTTCAAGGGCTTCCGTAATGCGCCGTTGTAATTCGGCATATACGTACGGTATCGGCTGCCCGAACAGGTCTTCAAGCTCAATGCCATAATTCCACGAGTAAATCGGGTAACGGTACCGCTCCGTACTCAGTATCTTATATACGGCCAGCTTTACAGCTTCGAGGCCATCGGTAAAGCCTCGTATTTGGCTATCCGTCTCAAACTCAAGGTTATACGTATAAGACGGTTGACGTTCTTGTATGACTTCCGGCACTTCTTGCGTTGCCGAAGTCGGTAATTAATCCAAAACACGGGTGCTAACGCTTCCAGGGCCTCGGCTATTCCTTCTACGGCTTGCCGAACAGCATCACTATTCGCTAATTGTGAAATGCCCTCAAATACAGGCGTGAACGCTTTTAACGCCCTGTTCTGTATCATTGTGAAATGGTCGCCCCAACGCTTCGGCATCGTTTCAAACTGTGCGTTGATTTCCTCCATATTCTCGCCGATAGCCTTCTTGATAACCTCGGCGGTAACTTTACCCTCGGCGGCTAATTGTTTAAGTTCTCCACGGCTTACGCCCATAGTTTTGGCAATTATGTTCTCGATAAGCGGTGCGTTTTCGGCAATGCTTCGGAATTCATCACCTTGCAACTGCCCTGATGCCATGCCTTGTGTTAACTGTAACATGGCGTTCTTTTGGGCTTCCTTACTACTACCGCCAATGACAAACAGCTTTTGAACGCCTTCCATAAAGTCGACCGCTTCCCTCGGGTCGGGAAAAGCATCATGGGCCGACATGGCTAATTGTGATACGGCGTTGGCCATGTCCAAATAACCGCCCCTAGCTTTTTGTGCCGACTGATAAATGCGTTCATTCAGAATGATAGCGTTCTGTTGACTGCCCGTAACCAAATTCATACGAGCTTGTATCCCGGCGTATTCTTCGGCCGTTCCCATGAGCGACGAGATGCCGTTCTGTATGGTGGATAATGCAGTCGTTACCGCACTGGCCGCTAAACTACCGACCATCATCTGAAACGCTCCGTTCATGCGTTCTCCGAGTGATGTAGCACTCGTGCCAACGCCACGCATGCGGTTGCGTAATTGAGTCATTCTATCGGACACCCGTCGGGTAGCCTGTGCGGCCTTATCCATGGCCTCGGGAATGTCCGTTTTAAGGCTTATAAAATTGCTTATGGTTGCCATTGACTACCCTTCTTTCGCTCTATCAATTGCGGCCTTCTCGTCTTTTGCGTGGTGCTTAATAAAGGCAATAACAGTCGCTTTTTCGTTCTCACTCATATCGACGAACTCTAGCGGCTTTACGCCGTATTTCACAAATGCTATGTACGCAAATACGGTCTCCGCATCGTTCGCCTCAATTAGTTTTTTACTTCTTTAACCTTATCATCCATGCCGACTTTAAAGCCCTGTGCCTCAGATACGGCATTTGCAAGGTCTGCATACTCGCCCGGCTTTAACATCACTTTTAACAACTGGTCGGCGTCATTTACACCCCACGAGTTTTGAAGTTCAATATCGTCGAGCTCAGGATAGATAATTGTCGACGTTAAAAGCTCCGAATTAAAGCCTTCTGCGTCGTACTTCTCTTTATATTCACGGGTCCCCGGCACGAGTACCTTTTTGGTATGTCGGTCACGCATCTTTTCCAGCTCTTGAGCCGTCAGGACTTGGATTTTCCACTCTACAGGCTTACCGTTCTCCGTAATGCGATCAGATGCGACATATCCGACTTCACTTTCGATTTTTACGTTTTCCTTCAGGAATGCACTTAAATTAGTTGCCATTTGTCATGTTCCTTTCTATACAACAAAAAAGGGATGAGGCTTACGCCTGCATCCCGTCAAGTTCATTGAATTTCGTTGCAAACTTCACGTCTTCAAACGTAAAGTTAATTTCATCCTCGAGCCACTCACCATCAGCGTTGAAGTTGGCCACGGTGCCTTCGTCGATGTTGCAGCCCTTCAAGATGACCGTACGAACACCTGCGGCACTCGTCGGGTCTTCATTCGTGACCTGCAGGTCGAAGTACGTATCCGTGCCGGACTTCATCATACGCTCAATCATTTCGTCGAAGATAGACGTATTTTTGTAAATGGTAAGCTTGCCGCTACCTTCCATCGATGTAGATTTGTTGCCCTTCATCATCCGGCCAAGGATTGCCACTTGCTTTTTGTTCTTCTTTACGGTCGCTTTTAAATCCTTCGCCTGAAACAGCAATTTACGGGTGCCGTTTGCGATTATATAACAGCTCGCAAGCTTCGCACTGACGACATCTGCGGCGTCCATTGTTCTAATTGCATCCATGCTCATTTACCCCCTTTCACTACGCTACGACAACGGTCATGTACAGCTTTTCCATCGATACGGTCGGCTGTAACTGAACGTCGACGAGTACATCCTCTTTATTATCGCCTTGCAACGGAATAGGAATGTCCTTATCGTCGAAGTTCTGAATCGCCCGCACACGCTGATATTCCTCTGCAAGGTACACTAAATCAGCCCACAACGCTTTGCGGCCGTCTGCATCGTTTTGCACCTTGTCGAGATACGTTTTATTGAACAGCCGTGCGGCATCGATAGCCCAGTTATCGAGCACGCGGATGACCTGGTTAAGCGAAAAATCACGGCTTTTATCCTTCGTGAATTCCGTGAAGGTGTTGATGTCTTTCAGTACCCGAGCTTCGCCCGTAACGTTACCGCCTACGGAATCGGCTACGGAGTGGAACATAAACATGCCGTTTTTAATGGCCTGTTCAAGTTCGAACTGTTTGTATTTCGTGTTAACCAAATACTCGCCCGTGTATTTGCGATTGCCGACGGTCTCGTTAATAACGCAAGACGCCTCTTGACCCGTTACCCAGTATACGAGACTTCCCTTTTCCGCACCGCTATCCGTAACGTCGTTAAGTACCGAAATAACGCCTTCGTCATTTACGCCCGTCTTACCGTGAATAACGAGTTGGAATTTTGCCCCCGACTGCGTGCGGCATCGATGTGTAAAGTTAATGAGAAGGCTCTTAATAGCGTCGTCGCTTCCGGCATAGCCGAGCACATTAAAATAATACGGCTCAAGAAGTTCAAGGCCGTCCTGATAGTTTTTCGTCGTTACGTTGCCGCCATTTGTACCGCCTGTAAGAGCTTTATACGCCGTCGCCTCAAGCGTCGCCGACTTCTCGAATTTTACGTACTCGTTGTCTTCAAGGTCTGCCGCCGTCTTTACGCCCGATTGCTTGGCCACGGCCTGCCGGTTGTTATCCGTCGTCATGTACGTTGTAACGATATACGCACCGGAAGCATCGGGATCACTTTGAACGGAAATTCCCAAAGCATTGCCCCGAATGCCTGCGTATTTGGCCTTCGCAAGCGGGCAAGACGCTACCGCCCCGTCGCTATTAAGACGGTAAAAATACCCCGTTTTGAGGCCTGTGAAAAGGTCTCTAAGGCCTTTCATTTTCGGATGCGTGTAGTCATATCCGAAATACTGCATGCAATTCTTCTGAAACTCGTCTACATCCACACGGAATACTTCGCCGCTTTTGCCGTAGTCAAGTTCAAGCATCATTGCCCCGTATCCTCTATCTGAGACTTCTGCCGACGCCCGTATCTTCGATACAAAGTTAATGTACGTCCCCGGCAATGTCTTATTGTGGAACAAAAACGTTCCGCCACCTAATGCCATTTGCTTACCCCTTTCTATTCATTAATCGCTTGTTTTACAACGTGATTCAATGCGTTTTTCAATGCCTTCTCGACCTCATCGGCCGTATATACCGCATCGTCTTCCAAAAGGCCGCCTAATAAGTCGCAATACCGGCCGAATCGGTCAGATGCCAATATGGACGCCTTGGTGAATCGTTCCGGGTGTACCTCTTCGGCTACCGGCTCGACCTCTTCTAACGCCTCGACCTCTTCTAACGCCTCGGTCTGTTCTTTTTTAGTTGCCATTTTTTACCTCCTCGTGTAACGTCGCCGTATGCATCGGATCCATACGGGCCCCCTGCTTACGCCGTATGTCTTCAACACTCAGCAGAAAATGCATAACGCCGTCCGTCACCTTGTATTTACGTTTTGTCGTCCGTATTAACCGCCCGTTTACCGTAATATATTCCAGTACACCGTATAAGCGTTCTCCCATATCGTGAAGTTCGCCCCGTACGTCGTCGGGTAGGTCGTCTTCATTCAGAAAATAAAGCACTTCAAAATCAAGATTGCGGCTATACAAACTCGATACGTGAAGGTCTTCCGACGACTCTACAAGTGATATAAAAAAGCACGGGAACTGCATCGTATTTTCTTTGAATTCAAGGTATACGGGTATGCCCGTGGCCTTATATACGGCCGCCGAAACCCCCGTTAATACGTCACTTGTCGAATTCACGTAAATACCTCCTCATTGCGCTGTTTAATAACCTGTCGCCATTTCGCTCCACAAAGCTTTCGGCCTTTTCGTGCATATGTAGGCCTTTTACCCACGGCTTTTTGAGCCTGGCACCGTGAACGACACCGTTAATCGGCTCGCCCAGCATGGGAACATACCGCCCGACCTCCTGCCGATGCCCGTCATTTAAAAATGACGCATATGTCGACAGGTTGTATACCCTCACGACGGCCGTTTTGCCGATAACTTTAGCCGTACCGGCTCGCCATGAGTTGCGGGTTTGCTGCGTGTTAATACGGTAGCGTATGTACTTGGCCTTGCCGTTTTTCCCTTTACCGGCGAAGACCTTAATCGACCCTCGTTTACCGACAGGCGTATTTCTCTTGGCCTCACGTATATAAGCCGCCGCAAACTGATTGGCACCGGCTTGCAGCACGCCCCGTATCCTAGCGTCGTTTTGTAATTTACTGAGCTTATCGGAAAACCGCTCAAACTCGCCTATGCTGAACTCTACTTTAGCCATATTAATGCCGCTCCAGTCGTTCAAGCTGTATTTCTTGGTGTGTATCGTATACGGCCGCAACGGATGCGGCCTTATAATGCGATACCCTGCCGCCTTGCGTTACGGTAATCCTAGCCCCTTGCGGTATATTCACCTCAGGGCATATAAAAAGCACGATGAACTGGGCAAAGTTTGCAACCCCTTCACCCGTTCCTGTCGTGCTTGTTTTGTACGATACTCGGCAAGGATACATGCCGACGCTCTGCCGCTTGGTTGTTATGATGCCCGTCTCAGGGTCTTTTACGTCAGCATCAACGATGACCTCGGCCGTCATGCTGTATAGCCGTTCCAGCTGTTGCCGTGCCTTGTTTACCATCTCAGACGTCGGAAACATGCTAAATCCTCCCTGCCAAACGCTTGTAATGCCGTGGCCAACTGCTGCAATCGGTCTTCATCAGATAAGCCGCTGAACTCAACTTGCGTATCGCCCATTTTGAGCGTTTTGGCCATCTGTAAGCCTTCGCCGATAATTACCTTACCGTGCATACGGAGCAGGGCTCCCAAAACTCTATGCGCAACTACATAATCGAGTTCGGGCGGTAACTGCTCATGATTAATATCGTTGAGTATGCTCCGTTCCTCAGCCCCTGCAATATAATCAATCGTATCGGCATAAGCCACGGCATCCGTCCAACCTGTAAGCTCTTCGGCAAGCGTAATGACCCGTTCGGTGTACTTATTCATCCGCTTCGTCCTTCTTTTTGGTCTTACCCGTCTTCTTGCTTGCGGCTTCGACCGTCGGCTCTTCGGCAACAGCTTCAACCTTTTCAGACGTATCCTCTACCGTTTCCACGGCTTCGACCGTCGGCTCTTCTTGTGCGGCCTTGTGCCGCCTTAAAAGCATACCCACGATACCACTCCTTTACGCCTTGAACGTCATTTTTAACACTTTACCCGGATTCGACAGGCTGACCGCATAGTGCTCAGATGCAGAAATGACCGTCGTCTTGGCCAAGATGTCACGGTCTTTTTCGACGTCTGCCGCCTTCTTGAGATAAATCGTTACTGCCGGAAGCACGGGCTGTCCGTCCGTTTCTGTTGCGGACATTTGTACTAAGAAGTTCGTAAATTTACCTCCGGCCTTCGGGACCCGACGAGATACGATGACTTCACAACCGCAGATAGTGCCGATTGCACCTGTCATCATCAGATCTCCACCGTATTTGTTCTTGTCGATGAAGTCCGCAGATTTACGAATTGTCGTAAGCTGTTCGGGATGAATGAACAGCACCTTGGATACGTCGCCTTCTTCGACAAACTTATCAACACCCGTAACGATACCCTCATACGAAATGAGATTTGCATCATCCACCGTAAGCGTTGCCGTCCCCAATGCCGTAACGACATCTTCATCGATTTTGCTTGCAATGGACAGCAATAACTGACGTTGAAGTTCCCCCACAGGGTCACCGTATCCGGATAATACGGCTTCATCCGAGATTTCGGCCGCTTTACCGACCTTCTTTACAGTCGCTTCGGCCGTGGTCGTTTCGAGCTTGGAAATATCAATGGAATCGCCTTCGGCCACGTCTTTCGCATCACCGATGTACTTATATGCCGGAATCGTGATTGTATTGCCCGGCTGTCCTTCGAGCGTCGGATCCACTTTGCAAATCTGCGTGAATTTAATCGCCTTCGGCAAGGCTGCTCCAATCATATCCGCCATAACTTGCGGATTTACTAAGTTTGCTAATTTTGTTGCGTTTGCATTTGCAGGCATGTTGTTATTCTCCTTCCGTTGTTAACCGGTCGTACGCCTCTTTATCGTCGTTATATAACTGGACTCGCTCGCTGTACGACATCTTATTGAACTGTTCTTTCGTTACGCCGCTTTTAGGCGTATTACCGCCCGGGTCGCCCGGCGTTGCGCCCTTTACGTTCGGCTTACCGTCTCCGAAGAGATACCCGGCCTCCGTTACGAGCTTCTCAATTTGCTTATCGAGTCCCTTGATTTTCCCGTCTTCGACCTCGGCACCATTAAGGTCGAGTAAAGCACGCACGGCCTTTACGCTCTTGGCCTTTGCCGTTAATAAAGCACGGTCGACAATCCCGTCGATTTCCATGTTTTTTACTTTCTGTGCATACTCCTTTTCGCGGGCTTCGCTTTGCTTTTTGAGGTCTTCAATTTGCTTGCTTAAATCCTCGTTGCCTTTGGCTTTCTCTTTCAAGCCGTCCAGTTCCGTTTTGATTTGTGCCAATTCCGTTTTGGCTGCCTTCTTCTCTTCGTTCGTTGCGTTGAATTGTGCTTTCGATACGTAATTCTTTCCGTAATCCTCCACAATCTTATCCGCAGCTTCGTCCGTTACGCCTAACGCCTTTAACTCTTCTTTCGTCATTCTTATGACTCCTTCCTGTTACGCTTTATTTTCGAGTGCTACACCACTCGTTACGGTCTTGTTCTTTTTCGCCTGCAATACCAAAAAGGCATGAAAAAAGCACCCACCTTTGTGAGTGCTGAAATAAATATTGA